GAACGGGAAGTATCTTACCCATAAAATTACTTTCCTATTGCGGTCCAATAAGCAGCAACGCCAGGATTACCAGTGTTTGACGAAGACAAAACTATTGCAGTTGAATTAGATGAGAGAACAAAAATTCCACTGACAGAATTTGATACCACAGAAACAGAAAATAGATTAGTAAATGGAACACCGCCAACAGAAGCAAATGTTGTTACATTACCGCCTGCAATTGAATTAACACCAGCAATGTATCCGAATTGATACAACAGACCGTTAGGAAGGCGAGTAAATCCGTTAGCAAAATTACTAGAGCCTACGCTCGAACCTGTAGAACCAGTACCTAGAAGCAAAGTGTTAGTAGTTAGATCAGCTGAACCAACAGTTACTCTGCTGCTGTTTGCAACAGCATTTACTGAAGAGTTACCAAGTGAAAGAACGCTGCTGTTTACTACCAAATTAGAAGTCGCTGTAGAAACTGCTAGTGTTGATTGTGAAAGTGAAGCGTTTACTGTTGCATTACCAACAGACAAAGCAGTTGTGTTTACTACCGCAGTACCGATAATAGAGTTACCTAAAACTCCAAGCTGAGTAGCGGTTAAAGTAGCATTTGCTGTGGTGTTACCAATTTTAAAAGTACTAGAGTTAGCAACTGTGCTAACTGTAGAATTACTTACTATCAAACCGCCAGTATTAGAAATGACAGAATTGACTGTTGCATTACCAACGGTGACCGCACCTGTAGCCACATATGACGAATAGAGTTCGTCGAAGTTACTGTTTACCTTAACAAAGGCATCTCTAATCGGATCACCATTGCCGTCGTTTGCAACGAGTCCTACATTAATTGTTTCTTTTGACAAAGTTTTTCTCCTTTAAACGTAATACCTATTAACTATTATTCTGCCTTCATCGGCTCTAAAATCGTTTTGCGAAGCATAAAGATATCTCACTGTTCTGCGATCGTCTGCGGTTACAAATGTATCGTCCGAACTTAAATAATCGCTGAATGGTATACTAGTCGCATCTGCCTTAAATGTGATAGTGTCAGCTTTATACTTTGTTGTGCCAGCCAAAATTAAAATTGTGTTGCCCGAATCAGTAGACCAAGAACTAGAAAATATTTCAGTTTCGTCAAAAGTTAAGTTTGCTTTTGAAAATTCATATAAGAACTTCAAGTATTTTCCAAATAACTCAGAACCAGCAGAATGAAAAGTTTCCTTAATTATGTCTTTGTATTTATTTAAGGTTTGGGCAACTTTTATCTCATACGAGTAATCTTGGTAATAATAACTGTCTTGGATGTATTTATCAGAGTCTAAAAATCCTCTAGTAGTCGAGTAATAACCCGCACCACGACCAATCGATCCTTTATTTACCTTGGCTAAAATTTCTCTTTGTAAGTCAAACTCAATCAAAGTAGGAATTAATCTAGCACCAACACCATTTGCTGAAGTTACTCTAATTTCGGGCAATTCTTTGTAACCAGAACCGCCGCTTGAAATGACTACTGAATTTATACCACCTTCTTCGTCGACAGTTTCTATATATCCTGAAGCAATTCTTCCAGGATCACCACTGACAAAAAGAAGAGCGTCATTTGCAACATAACCTGAACCTTTGCTAGCAATAGTAACTACATTTGAAACGATAGAATAAGGATAAATCTTAACTTCTTCTTGGTCCACATAACCTTTTCCGGAGTTCAAAGCAACAGCTTCTAGAGCAATATTGCTACCGAAATTAGGGTAAGCGCGAATAATTTCGTTTTCGCCTGCAACAGAGCCTATTGATGAGAACACAGCAGGTTCATACGAGGCGTACTCAGCAGGTAAAATGGTAGGAGCTGCTCTGTAAACTGCAGAAATAAAATTGTTCACACCTGCATCAGCTTTGATTAAATTACTGTCAGAAGTAATCGTATTAGTACTTGTAACAAAACCTACGGTTTGACCTGAAATTTTAGGAGGACCATACAACAAAAGCTCAATGTCGGAAACAACAGTTTTGATTACCGCTAATTCATATGTGTTAGAAACCGAAGCATTTGATTGTAGTGCGATTACATCGTTGTTAGATAAGAAATCTGTGAAGTTTGTAGCGATACCATGAACTACATTTGAAGTGTTTGCGAAATTAACTGTACCTGGAAGAGAGTCAGACAACAATGTTGATCTTACAAATACTTCGGCAGCAGTTTCGTAAGAGTTACCTATTAAAATGTCATCAAGACTGAATATTTTACCAAAAACTTCTGAGTTTGTTGTTAGAGCTGAGCCTAACGTTGAAGTTAGATTTGCTGCAGGGCTTTTTGGAAACCCATAACTGCCTACATCTAACTGCATATTAAGATAGTCACAAACTAAATCTGTATTGTATGATAGATTTTTTGTGAAAGATAAAAATCCAACACCAAAAGATGCTCCTTGACCAGTATTGCTAGTTCTATACAAAAAGGTTGTTGCTGTGTTAGTATAACCAAACCCACCATCTACCAAGTCAAATACAAGAGAACCAAAGCCTGTAAACAGCTTGTTTACTTTTAGAATACCATCTATACCAAAAGACAAAGGAACACCGACAGATGCAACGTTTATGTCTTCATCGCGATTTTTTATCTTTACAATGTCGCCGATAGCATAGTTGTTGCCGCTTCTTACAACAGTAACGTTATCAAGAGAACCAAGTAAAGTTGGTGCTAGATTAATCGCTTCTGTGTTATCTGCTTCATCTAACAAAACGATTTTTTCGTTTATGTCGAAATTTTTTCTTCTAGGTAAAATGTTAGAGATGTAAAGGATATTGATAATGTCGTTGTTGTAGTTTTCCTGAACATAATTTTCCACTGTTGCAGTAACCAAAGAAGAAACACCGATAATCGTTTTACCGATATATTCGTTCAGCCTATCGTTTTTAGTCACTTCAAGATATCTTGGGTCAACCCAAGTGCCGTCTGAAACACGAAGTATGTCTTTGCCTGGAAGATAAATTTCTATATCTTCGTTGTATAGAAGTTTGAACAAAAGTCTATAGCACTGAATAGAACCTTTTGAACGATAAACGTCAAGAATATGCTTGAGTAAAAATCTTTTATTTGAAATTACATTGAAAGGAATACCATACAAATATTTCTTTTGAAAGAACTCTAAAAATTCCTCCATAGTATTGTCAATGTCTCTATAATCGTAAAGTCTACGTGCTTGATAGATAGGACTTCCATTTGACTCCATCCATTCATAATAAGCCTTCATAAACAAAATAAAGTCAGGACCCTCTTCTTGGTAAAAAAGAGGAAACTGATTTTGAACGAAATTAGAGATAAATTTTTCTACTGGAAATTCCATTATTCAATTGTCTCTACAATAGAAACGCTTACATCGCTAGGATCTATAACAATTATCTTGTTTTGCGAGGCAGCAATATCTTTAAATCTAGATCTAAAATACAAAGAGATATAGTTCGTATAGTTAGCAACGTTAATGTTGTTTAAAGTAATTTCACCCGTCGCATAATTGATTGTACCTACATTTTCTACAGGTAGTATTTCGTCTTCAGTTGGCGCAAATAAAACTACATTTCCTTGAGCGTCGTCTTCAAAAAATGCTAGTTCGTATACTTTACCGTCTGTAGCATTGTAAGTAAAACGAGAAGATATCAGCGTAGCATGTGTTGTTCTTGAGTCTATTTCTGAATCGTGGAGTAGCTTGTGCTGTTCGTTATTAGAATAGATAGTTGAATCGTAGTATAAGACGTTGCCGACCGTAATCTTGTAGGTTGTTTTTTGGTTGAAATTAGGATTAATTCTTTTGATAATTCTAAGTTCTGTGTCGTTGCTTATAATGCTGGTATCAGAATTATCGATATCTGAAACCAAACGGCTGTATCTCAAATCATTATCAAACTTTTCAAGATTGTTTTTGCTATACTCAGTAATTGCTGTCAGCGCAGCGAGCTTTATTTCTTCAGTTGTTTTTGTTGTTATGTTTTTATTGTACTGAACTTGTGAGAAAACACTACAGAAAGTATAATCCGGATCATTTATTAAAATTCTATTAGGTAAAGCGATATACTCTTGTAGATAAGCTGATATTTCATTTTTGATGTAATTCGGAGCAATAGTTCCCGAAGCTGGCTTCAATGAAACAATTACTCTTCCATAAAGTTTAGGCTCGACTTCTTGGCCACCATAAACGACAACATCAGAAATTTCACCACCAAAGTTGTTTAAGATTAAAGCAGTATAGTCGTTTGAAGAAACCGCTCTTTGTTGAGTGGCAAAATAACGTGGCGCTGCAAATCTAACCGAATCAATTGTTTCTTGAGCTGCTCCGCTAGATGAAGCTGCAACTAAAGATAAACTAGAAACATTGGCAGTTCCACTATTAATTGGCCCTAAATCTTCTGACATTATAAATTCGGAAATGCCATCAGATTCGACACCACTTGCGACTCTATATGAAATGTTAATAGCTGCGCCATTTACTGGTTTTCTACCAAACAAATTGTCGCCAAATGTTATTTCATATTGTCCGTTTTGTGCACCTTGTAAGAAATATACGTTAGACTGATCGTTTAATCCAAACAAAGTTTCGGCTCTTGTAAAGTTCGTGTTTGATGAACCATTGTTCTCAACTACATTTACCGTAATACTGTTAGTATCAACACTTTTGTTCGATATCAAGAAAAGCTGATTTTCTATGCTGTAGTCGACAACATAAGAATCGTTTAAATAATCACCCTCGTAGATTTGTAAATTTGATATTGCGAAGGTAGAATTCGAAGAAACAAAAACTTTGTTTTCGTCAGTAGTAAACGTAAAACTGCCATTGGAGTTAAACCCTGTAAATCTTGTGCCCTTTGGCATTGTAAGTTTACCATTCATACCAATCGTATCAATAACCAAGTTAACCTCTGCCGCGCTCGAGCGCGTGCTGCGAGGAACGTAATTTAGCTCCTTAGCATGAGAAATTACAGAGTCATATTTTTGCGCTGAATCAAGAAACATTTCTGATGCGACCATATTAAGGTAAAACGCATTCAGATATGAATTGTATGACATGACGTCAAGCAAAACGTTGATGTTGGATCCATCAAAATCGTAATCTTTAAAAGCGGATTGAGTGCTCAAAAATTGCTTAAAGTTTTGCTTTAGCGTATCGAAATCGATAGAACTGAGAGTTAGTGAACTATTCGCCATTTATCGGATTCTTTTTAGAATTAAATTGAAAGTAACAGGTTCCGCATTATTTATAGTGTTGTAAACGATAGTAACACTAATTTCATTTTCAGATTGGGTGCCCTCGACCACAATATCTAAAACATTGACTCTTGGTTCATTATTATCTATTGTGTTTTGAATAAAAAACTCCAACTCTGAATAATTTTCAGTATAGTTGTTTTCAAAAAGAGTGCTAAGAACGTTTGATCCGATATATGGTTGAAATAGCCTTTCACCTAAGTTGGTAAGTATCAGGTTTCTTAAGGCTTGTTGAATGCTATCGTTATTTACGATTTTAACCAACTGATTTCCGACTGGTGTCTTCAAAAAGTTTCTAGTAAAGTCTGAATAGTATTCAGTTTTTCTTTTGTTTACGGTAAGCGTTTCCGCTCTAGTTGGTCTAGCCATTATCCACCTGCAAATACGTTAGATGAACCAGCCGCCACAGAAGTACAGCCAGCAATTGCATCACCAATTCTACCAGCACCTTTTCCATTAACAAATACAGTTGAAGAACCAACTGCGATTGGTCTAGCATGAGGTCTACAAGGGTCTCCAGGAAGCAGATGGACTGTATTATTGTCCCCTTGTCTAGACCAAGCCCTGGTATTAACAAAAACATTAGGGGAGCCTTGCGCCCTTACCATACCTGAACAATGCGAAACATCTGCATCACCTATTCTAGTTGCTGCTGGCATTAATAGTAATCCTGTAAAAAGTTATATCCTGCTGATACATCATTATCTACAAATTGAGAAAAAACGAAAGTGTTTGACCCTGCGCTATGAGTAACATTTACTGTATAAGTTCTTGTTATACCTTCAGAAGGGTCTTGATTGACCTCGAATAAATCTTTGTTTGCTGGAACGTCAGAAAACTTGTAAACCACGCTAGGAGTTTGTAGTTTGTCGCTACTTCCTTTTTCTACATATTTTACTTCGTCTTGCCCAAACGCTGTTGTGTGCTTACCGCTTATTACAACAGTAGAAACTCCATTAGTAACTAAAATCTCACTATCCACAAACCCCTTTACGCAATTAGCACTGGATATTACTTCACCAGCATCAGCAGAGAAAGTAATAGTCTCGGTAAATGTTTGATACCTTACAACGCTAGTCAATACAGAAGCTGGAGAAGCTATTATTGGCAATTTTTTTCTCTTTTAATCAATTCTTTTAGTTTTTCGTTCCAACCATCAATTTCTTCATGTTGCTCGTGTGTGTGAGGACCATCAGGTATATCGGGAAAAAACTTGATAAGGTTATCAAATTCTTCAGGTATATCTTCATATTTATCGTAAGTTTCTAAAGTTCCATTTTTTAAAATAACAAATTGATGAGCCATATATATTTCCTATCAGTTCAAATCGATACGTGGAGAAACCATCTTTATTCCTCCAGAAGTAATTACTATCGTAGAACCTCCAACTTTCAAAGTTATTTTACTGCCACTCTCTATCAAAAGATCACTACTGCTGTAAATACGCCCCTTTTGTTGTATATGCGCATCATAATTACCAGACTGTACGTGAACAGCATAGTCGCCGCCTTCTACCATAGTAATTTTGTTACCAGCAATTACCTGAACCTTGTCTTTTTCAAATGATTCGTGCCAGTTGCCTGAGTGTTCGTTTACTTGGTCACCAAAAGTTCCAAGTGCGCTAAATGTACTTGAGCCACCAGCAACTACTTCGGTTTTAGCAGCTCCATAAACGTGTGCGCCACCATTAGTATATGTTATTAAACTTTTTTGACCAGATTCACCTATATCTCCCATAGCATTTCGGCGCCAAGTAGACATAGTGTTTTCATCTACATGTCCATCTGTTTGAGAAGTTTTACCATCAGCAACATAATCAAATACATTACCAACACTCATTGAAGAAATATTTTCTTTTTCTTCTGAATCAGCCGATAAGTGGGTAAATGAACCCGTAGCTTCTATACTCTGTTTGCTGTATTTACCAACATCACTTCGGTCAGAATATTTAATCGTTGTTTCACCACATGGACCCCTCTCGCCAAACACATTAGGATAAGTTGGAACAATTTTCTTAGTGCTCCATGGATCTGAAGGAGATTTTACTGAATCTTTAGGGTTTGCCATTATGAACCTTTTATAGTATTGTACAGTTTTGTCGCAGCACTAATTTTAGTTTCTAAATTAGGTATATTACTTGAAGCTCCCAGTTTAGAAACTACTGAAGGTAAAACAGAAGAAGCCAGTGAAGCAGCCGAGCTTAATGGAGCAGCTGCCTTTTTTGCTTTTTGTTTTATATCTCGAAGTTTGCCTATGTTTTCCATAAATTTGTTTTGTGATTTTTTAATTGAACCTTGGTTTAACACAGAAACAGGCAGCTGAATAGACTGCTGAAGCTGAGTAATTTTACCTGCATAACCCGCTAACTGTATCAACAAAGAAAGAACGTTTTTAGAAGAGTTTTTTCCATTACTCTTTTCCTTTTTCTCATTTTCAACCACCACAACTGCATCAGCTAACATATCATTCAAAATTTTAGCAGTTAAAGTAACAGTTTGTATGTACGGATCTAACTTATCAGCTAATTCCTTTTGAGAAATTGAATATATTTCTTCTTCAGGAGTGCTGTAGTAAGGGTCTCCAATAGTTCTTATGGTAAATACAGCAACTTCTGTTTCACCATCTTCTTGAGGTAAAATCCACTTGATGTATCCTGGATATGGATCACTTTCGGGATAATAGTATTGTTGGACATACAAATCTGGAACTATTTCAACAACAGGTTCCGGAGCAGTACCAATAGATTCAACAACAGTAGAAACTGTGTAATAAGGCATTTTTCCTGGACCAAACAAAACGTAGTTTTTATACAAGTTGGCCAAAGCATTTTTGACGATGTCACGATATTCTTTGTCTATAAAATCTATTTTACCGTCTTCTAAAGCATTGTTAAACGTTTCGGTAATTTGTTCAAACGTATATTTGTTAGCTAGTATCGATAACGCTCCAGTTAATGCATCTTCTACTGTCGATTTAGAAGCTGGATTAGGTGGAGTATCTGTGCTCGACTCACTACCGCTTTTACCACCGCCTCCTGAAGTCATTGATGTAAAAATTTGTTGAAGCATTGGATACATTAAAGGCGCAATTTGACCAGTGCCTTGAGGATCGAATTGAGCCACAACTGATGCAATATCTTTAATGCCTTTTTGTGCTAAAATAGTAGATTTTAAACTAGCATTAGGAGCATGCTTATCAATTAAAGAAGTAAGTGGTTTTGCTTCTACTCTAGGCTCTTTTTTTCCTGCATAAGGATGTCCTTCTGGAGGATTTGGTGTTTGTTTATCACCTACGACAACACTTTTTCCTTCAAATCCTGCTGGTTTATTGTTACTTGCCATAATTTAAGCTTTCTTTGTATTTGCTGCTTTACCTGCTGCATGGTCCGGTGCAGCATCAGCTTCTGCTATCTTACCACCCGATTCTTCATCAGGCTCTGAACGAACACCGCCTTTTGAAGCAACTTTTGCTCTTCCAAAATTTCCCATCATAATAGGATACAACATGGCATGATCATCATCAGTGAAACATACTAACGTTCTTGTTCCAACTATAGCTCCAGTAGGTATAATTCCTTCTCCTGCTGTAGATGCAGAAGTTACTGGAAGCATGGGCATCGCCCATGGTAATTTATCGTCTGGACATTCTTTTTCATCATTTTGTCTGTTATATAACCTAACTCTACAATGCCCAGATTGAGTTGGATCATTAACATCTCTAACTTCAGCCCAATAACATTTCATTTTTAACCCTCATAAGCTGCTTTAACGGCTCTTATTACCATTGTGTACCTAGGAACTTGGCCAGCAGGTCTAATTTTGTGTCTTATCTCAACCACACAAACTTTTCCGTTAACTTGTCTTTCTTTGCCTCCACCAAACTCAGTTCTTTTTGGAAGATCAAGTTCCATAACACAACCAAGCTTAATTTTGCTGGTGCCAATAATTTCGAAAGTACAAGAGTTTTCAGCAAGATAAGAAAGGAACTGATATTTATTAGCTTTGGCTGTAGAAGCTTGTGTTCTTTGTTTTTCGTTTACCATAGAAACGTTTTTGTTCACAGGAACTTCTTCAGCATACTTTGCTTCTGATCTTGGAGGAGTGCCAAGAGTTTTGTACTTGTTATTTTTAGGTTTTACTTCAGTAGGACTTGCTGTTGACATATTGAAAGTTTGTTCTTTAGCAGTTTTAGTATGGTCCAAAGCCATATTGAAACTTTCACCAGCATTGAACCACATTATAGAATTTTGTCTGTCTGCGTCTGTGGCAGAAGAAGAAGCTAAATCAGCTCTTTGACTCCATTTACCGACAGAAGGTTTTTCAAACAATCCCTCAAAAGTTCCTATTTTGTATTTTTGATTTCCATTGTCGTGTTCTTGATAAACGCAAAATGCAGAAGATTTGCTTTTTGACCCAACGTGCTCATCGTTAAGCTTTTGCATAAAATCTCTCGGGTGATCTTTGTTTCCTCGAATAACTCGCTTTTCGTTTGATTCTTCATCGATTTCGATTGGCTTGTCAGTTTTGTAGTAATCTTCTAATACCTTTTTGCATGTATTGGTAGTTTTGTCGTCAAACGCTTTATCAACATATTTTCCTTGAGCACTAAGAGCTTCTGAACTTACTAAACGAAGTTTATACTTTTTAAACTTCAAAGCGCCTTGACCCTCAGCAGCACCGTCGCTTAAATTTTTGTTCATATACGACTTAAATTTAAACCCGATTGTGCCTCCACCATTTTCTACTATAAACCTAATTTCAGAATCTTCCCCGCCTTTCAACTGAGAAACCGCATCGGTTTGATCAACTGCTGTTATTTCTGCTGCAGGTCCATAACTACTAAAAATGTTTTCGTAAATTTCAAATCCATAAGAAGAAGCTTGTTGGCTATTTAAATCTACACCACCAACTTTCAAAGATTGAATACGAATTTCACCTGGTCCAGTGCTCATTAAGTATTTTCCTTCAACAGATCAGTCAAATTATCTACAACAACGTATTGTAGATCTTTATCAATGACTCTTATAGACTTATTGTACTCGTTTTTTTCGACTTCAAAATCTAAGTAAGTCACAGCTTTCCAATAGATAATTTCTTCTTCGGATATGTTATTAGCAACAGGAGTAATGTTTGTTACTATCGTATTAGCTCCGCTTTCTGTGCCATAAACGTAACTGTTACTGTTTAATTGAAGATCTATGGTATCAATGAACGCCCCACTTACATGTTGCAGGTATATGGCACTACTATTAACAGTTGAAACAAACTGCCCTTTACCGAGAGTATCATTTTCTATTTTAATTTCACATATTTCGTCTTTGATAAAACTTGTATTAGAAACTTGGTAGGAAACTAGCTTGTTTGTGTTAACTGTCCAATCTATTTGTTTTCTTTTATAATTTAAAATTGAAGAACCAGTGCCATATTCAGGATCCCAGTATTTTTTCATACTGAAAGGTAAAGCATTATATTCACTGGCCGAAATTGTTTGTTCGGTTTCCCAATCATTTCTATAAAACTTAACTTTTTGTTGAGCGTTGTATACGGAACCGTATTTCTTTTCCAAGTATTCATAGAACTCGTTGTTTTGCAAATACCACTCATAATAAGGATCGGCAATTTTGTTGCCCAAATAGATTACCCAAGATTTGTATGCATCATCGTAATATCTTGAGCAAAATTGATCTGCTCTTTCATCATCTTCTATATCATATGGATAAAAAGCGTAGGGGTTGGTTGAAACACTTTCCAATAATGCCACTCGTCGTGTTATATCAACAACGACGTTGTTACTGTAATTTACTAATGGAAATTTATCAAAGTATCTATCTGCCATTAGGTTATCTCGTTTCTATACCAGTATTGCATTTCTTTGAAGTTCATTGTTAACGTTACAGTGCTTGGGGCACCACTCTCGAAAAATGATGGAGTTGGATTTGGCGTATAGCTAACCTGTACTGATTCAATTACACATGGCTTGAACTTTAAATGTTCGTCTAACTTTTTAGGATGCAATCTAATCATTGCAATTTGCGGATAGCCAAGTAATGCTCCGAAATTTTGAGGAGCAGCTGCCTGTTTGCATTTCGTTACTATGTTTTTAATCGTATCAGATTCTTGTTTTGTTCTGGGAGCCAAAACCCAACTAAACTGAAAAGTTCTAAACTCTGGTCGTTTGAACTGCAAAAACATCAATGGATTAATAGAAGCACCCAATGCTATGCTTCCGGCTGAAATAAAAGCATTATCTGCTGCCGCACCAGCAACAGATTGTAACAAAGGAAATTCATTCCAATTTAAAATTTGGTTGTCGTTTAACTTTAAGGGAATAGGTAAAAACACACCCCCAGAAGGACGAGCTATACCAGAGCCACTGGTGTTGACGCTCAATTGTATATTAGTGAAAGGAATAGTAAAGCCAACAGAGCCCGGACTAAAGCCAAAAGGTAGTTGGCTAAATTGTTGCCCAAAAGCATAATCAACAAATTGAATTTGAGTGTAGTAGTTTCTACCATCCGCAATAAGGTCGTTTGGGAACACGTTTGTTCCCATTTGCGTTTTATCTAATTTTTGAGGAAAATTAGGAACTGGTTTAGATTTTAGTGTAGGATATTTCATCTAATTCCCTGTATAAATATTCTACAATTATTTATCGTGACTCCTGAGATGGCAAAATACCAAGGGTTCTTCAAACCAAAAAACCCTCAAAAATATAAAGGCGATCCAACCAACATCGTGTATCGTTCTGGTTGGGAGCTCAAACTCATGCTATATTTAGATAAGCGTGAAGAGATCGTAAGCTGGAGTTCAGAAGAAATTATAATACCATACAGATCACCGATAGACGGTAAGATACACAGATACTTTCCTGATTTTCAAGTGACTAAAATAAATAAGGAAGGTAAGAAAGAAACTGCTATCATTGAGGTTAAACCACTAAAGCAAACCCAACCTCCTAAAAAACAAAGCAATATGACCAAAGCCTATTTGACAGAAGTGAAGAATTGGGGCATTAACGAAGCAAAGTGGAAAGCTGCGGAACAATACTGTAAAGACAGAAATTGGTCGTTTCATATTTTCACTGAAAAAGAGCTTTTTAACCAGTAAGGAATACTATGGCTATCGGACAAGAAGACGAGTTTATCCAAGTACTGAAAGGTTCTGCCAGAGAACTTGCAGAATCTGCTAAAGGTGCTGTTAATTGGTTCAAAGACAAAGTTACACAGATTACCAAAAAACTAAAAGGTGATCCTAACAAAGTCTTCACTAAAGATTCTACGCCTGAAATTGGTCAAATGTATATGTTTGCTTACGATCCAAAATACAAAGATACACTGCCTTTTTATGACATGTATCCTTTGGTTTTTCCAATCGAGTTTTACGGGGATGGTTTCCTTGGCATCAACCTACATTATCTTCCCCCGCTCGCGCGAGCAGCGCTACTTTCTAATTTAAAAAGATTAGCAAACAATAATAAATATGACGACAGCACTAAGCTGAACATATCATATGAGTTACTAAGAGCTCATGCTGTTCAGTTCAAGGGCTTTGAAAACTGTGTGAAAAGATATCTATTTGCCCATGTAAGAAGCAGCTTCCACCAAGTCTCTTCATCAGATTGGGACAAGGCTGTGTTGTTGCCATTACAAAGATGGAAAGTCAACTCTAACAGAAAATATGCCCAGCAGCCACCATATTAAGGAACTCCATGGCTTTTAACGTAAATAGATTTAAAGATAACCTAGGAAATTACGGTTACATTAAAAGTAACAAGTTTGAAGTTTTTATCCAAACACCGCAAATGTTTCAAAATTCTGTTCTTAGAGTTGGCGACAGAGAATTGCCCATGGGTCAAATTAACAATGTTTTACGATACAGAATAGACCAAGTAAGAGCACCTGGAGCATTTTTGCTTTCGACTGACACGAATGTTTATGGTATCGGTCCTACTCAGAAAATGCCATTTAACGCTCAGTTGCCTGACACGACATTTTCGATTTTAGTCGATAAAAATACAGATTTGTGGGATTTTTGGTACAACTGGATCAATGCTATTTTCAAGTTTAATGGTCAAGAAGCTAATGGCAACAATTTAATTACGGGCGGAAGAATACCTCAGTACAATTTGAAGTATAAGGAAGAGTATTCTACCATTATGATGATCGTTATATACAACGATCTTGGAGAAACTGTAAAAACTATCAACCTCTATGACGCATTTCCATCTTCGATCAGAGAAGTACCATTGGCTTGGAACGATAATCAGAACTTGATGAGATTGGCCGTTTCTATTACCTATTCACAGTTCTCGTTTGTCGGTTCCAATGTGGCTAAAAATAACGCTATTCCTGCTACATCAAGCAGTTCTACAGCAGGTGCGACTGTAATAATTTCATAATATGGAGAAATTGAATGAATTTGCCTAAAATTGAACATCCGATATTGAATATCGAGGTTCCCTCACTAAAAAAGAAGTATAGATTTCGTCCTTTTCTCGTAAAAGAGGAAAAATTGCTTCTAATGGCCAAAGAAAGCAAAGAAGATACTGATATTTTTACTGCCGTAAAGCAAGTTGTTGAAAATTGCTCTTTGGACAGCAAAATAAAGGTCGATAAACTGACTTTATTCGACCTTGAGTATTTGTTTCTTAAAATTCGAGCCAGTTCAGTCGATAATAAAATCAATATCGGCTATAGAGATGCTGAAGATAACAAAATTTACAATTTTGAAGTAAATCTTGACGACATTAAGGTTGTTTTTCCAGAAAAAAACAACAATACCATCAAAATAACAGACAAAGCTGGGTTGGTAATGAGTTATCCTCAGGCTAATTTGTACGCGGACAAAGATTTTTTAACAACGGAAAAGGATCATCTATTCAAATTGATCGTTCGTTGTATCGATAAGATCTATGAAGGTGACCAAGTTTACGAAGCTTCCAATTTCACAAAGGAACAGCTAGAAACTTTCTTAGAAAACCTAGACATCAAAGCCTTTGACAAGGTTCACAAGTTTTTGTTAAGCACCCCAAAGATCGAGTATGTTATAGAATATGAAAATAGCAATGGCAACAAGAGAAAAATTACATTAAATTCGTTAAATGATTTTTTTATTTGGCGCTGAGCCATAACACGTTGACGAATTACTACAAAATTAACTTCGCAATGGTTCAGCACCATAAATATTCGATAACTGAAATTGAAAACTTGATTCCGTTTGAGCGAGATCTATACGTTAATATGTTACTAAGTCATCTTGAAGAAGTAGAAAATCAAAAGAAAAAGAACATGTAAATGGTAGAACAAATTTTAAACAGATTATCAAGAAGCATAGCTCAAGTTGGCCAAGAAACAGGTCAATTTAGAAAAGCAGCAGATATGCAGAATAGATCCATGTTTAGTTTTGTTAAAGACATTTCGAAAATGTTCACTTCGCAAAGCAAAACTCAAGCTACAATTAATAATAGTTTGGACGGTATTGAAAATAGCACCCAACAAACTTCAACTAAGGTCGATCAGTCCAACGATCTTATTCGTGAATCTATCTCGATACAAACAAACATGTTATCTGAGCTCAAAAGTTTATCTAAAGGCATTGGCTCTTTGTTAGGTGGTGGTAATGAAAATGGATCGTTAGTTAATACGATTACAACAGCAGTTTTAGCTGCAGCTGGCGGAGCAGGTTTGGGTGCTGCTGCCATGTCTGATGCTGGTCAAAACTTGATGTCAAGCTTTGGTATCAACGCAGGTGGTGGAGGAGGTGATAATATTACTTCTAATGCTGCTGCTGGAGCTGGTTCTAGTGAAAATGCAGCAACCGCTTTGTCTTTTTTCAAATCAAAAGGTTGGTCTGATGCGCATTCTGCTGGTATAGTAGGAAATTTACAAGCCGAATCTGGTAAAAATTTAAACCCTTATATACCAGGAGATGGTGGAAAAGCTTTTGGTATAGCACAATGGCATCCTGACAGACAAGCTAATTTTGAAAAAGTTTTTGGGAAACCTATAACACAGTCCTCTTTTCAAGAACAATTGGAATTTGTTCAATGGGAACTAGAAAACACCGAAAAAGCGGCTGCTTCTAAATTAAGACAAGCTACAACAGCTGAAGAAGCCGCTATATTATTTGACAGACATTATGAAAGAAGTGCTGGTTTGCATACAGAAAAAAGAGTAAATAATGCAGCAGCCTTAATGCCCAAACCACAAACTCCGGAAGGAGATGGTGATATGCTACCGATGTCTGCTGCAAGTTCTTTACAAAGTTTCAGTACGAAAGACCCTTCACACGTTCAAGGTTTAGATGGTAATTTCCAAAACCAACTTTTGCAATTTTTACAAGCTGCCAAACAAGAAGGTCACAGTATAAGATTGTATTCCGGATATAGAAGCCCAGAAAGACAAAAAGAATTATATGCAAACGCTGTAAAAAAATACGGAAGTCCAGAGGCTGCTAGAAAATGGGTTGCTCCTCCTGGCAGATCTAGACATAATTTTGGTATTGCTGCTGACTTAGATTTTGCTTCTGGTGAAGCAAGACAGTGGGCACACCAAAACGCTAGAAGGTTCGGTATGCATTTTAGAATGGGTCATGAACCTTGGCACATCGAACCTATCAATGCTTCTTCTGGAAATAGATCTGTTGCTGCAGGAATAGATGAACGAGAATCAGCAGCCGATATAGATTCTTATCTAGGTGGTATGTCTACTGGAGCTATGGGGCTTATGGGTGCACCTTCACCAGGAGGAGGATATGGTCCTGGAAGTCCTGGAAATAGCCCATTAGATATGTTAACATCTCAATTAGCTGGAATTGGTGGAATGTTTGGACCTGCCATGGCCACGATGGCACAAGCTGGCGGATTATTGATGAGTGGTTTAACAGGAATATCGACAAGTAATCTTTTTAACGGTGGTGGAAACGAAACAACCCCACCTGAAGGCGACGGTGATGTTCTTCCTATGGTTGTCGATAATATGGACAATAGAGCTTCATTGTTGGATCAAAATATGATTCAAACAAAGGCAGAGTTCCCAACAATTCCTGCAACTACTCCAGGCCAAATTGCTATGAACAATCAAGGAAACGAACCTAAAACTGGAATTGGAAATATGGCACTTAATGGCGCTCAAGATAGAGATACTTTAGCCGACTGGTATAGAGAACTTATCGGTGGTAAAATAATACCAGACAGTAATTTTGGTAAAACATTGGCATGAAAAAAGGGAGGCTTTTGGCCTCCCCTTAACATATTACTGATTTGCAAGATTCTTGAAGAACTCCAACGACTCATCGTCATCGTCTTCAACAGCTGCTTGCTTTGGTGCTGCAGCAGCCTTCTGCTTAGGAGCAGGTTCCTCGTCCCAAGGAAGATCTTGGTCTTCAGCCTTCTTCGCTGCACTCGCGCGAGCGCCCGAGACATCCTCACCAAGAACCTTCATAAGCTTCGCCTGAAGCTCATCGTAGCTCTTGAAGTTGCTGGCATCAAGGAAAGCAGAGAGCGAATGCTCCTTCTTCCAAATGCCCTCAAGCTTAGAGTCATCAGCATCGAGCGGACCCTGCTTGTCGAACTCGGACTTGTCGTAGTTACGATAGCCCTCAACATTACGAATCTTCAGCTTGAAGTTAGCACCCGCCCAAAGGTCGAAAGGATTAACTGCTTCTTCATCAGCGAACTGAGGGTTCATAGCCTCGTTAAGCTTATCAAAGATCTTCTTACCGAACTTGTAGAGGAACACCTTACCTTCATTGTCAGGGTTGCCAGAATCCTGAACAACATAGATGTTAGAGATAAAGTGAAGGCGACGCTTCTGCTTACGAGCAATTTCCTTATTGGCCTCAACACCGCTGTTCCAGAGCTTCGAGTTGTA